CTTTTTTAGTTTATTTGTACATAATAAGGGTATGGAACCCTTCGGCTGTACCAGTAATTCCCTGGCCTTTTAGTGAATCAAATTTAATATCAACGATTTCATAACCGTCTTGTTGAAGGTCATTTATAACAGAACCAATCTGTTCAGTATATTTTGATTCAACACCAAAGTTTTGATTAACTAATTTACTAAAACTATTAATCATAACAATATGAATGTTACCGTCTTTTGCAACTAGTTGTGGTTTAACTTCGTTGTTATAAATGACGTCACCACTAGCTTTACGGCTCTTTGAAAGTAATCCCATAAAAATTCAATCCTTTCTAAAAATTAATTAGGTAAATGATTAACTGCATAATCAGCTTGGTCTTGAGTAAACTTTTCACCGGCATCTGAAGTTAATTGGTCACGAATCGCATCCGGTGACATATCCATATCTTTTTGATATGATTTAGCCTTTTCTAATGCATTCTTATTCCAATTGGCTTTAACATGATCAACTGCATATTTTGCAGCTTCGGGTTTAAATTTCTCGCCTGCATCAGAAGTTAATTGATCATATATTCCTTGTTTGGACATATGCATTGTGTCTGAATAAGTTTTGGCTTTATGAAGCGCCGAAGTATAGCTAGTAGGAACGTTACTTTCCTCAGAAGAGTTACTACTTGAAGAAGTAGTAGAAGAACCATTCCCCATGCTCCCAGCAATCGCAAATATTAAAATTACAATTACAATCCAAAACCATACGCGTTTATAGAACGGCTTTTTCTCCACATAAGTTTTTCCGTCCTCGCCTTGAATCTTTTTAGCCATGCTAAACATTCCTCCCTAAATATCAGCTTTTAACGTCTTCAGTGTTTGGACAATAATTATTTAACATTTTTGATTTTAATTGAGTTCCTCATATCGATTAAATATTTTTTGTATTTAAAAACTGGACCGTACTTAGTCCGGTAATTGTCAATTGCTTTATACAAATATTTAACTTCCACATTACAGTAGTCAGCGATTTCTTCTGAAGTCCAGATATGATGAAAATAACAATAAATCAAATCATCAAGTTTTACAGCTCGTTCCATTGCAATGGAGCGGGCTTTATTTTCTTGCTTACGTTTATCTCTTGTATCACCAGCTACGATATTACCGACCGTGGTTTCGTAATGAGCTATCTCTTCTTGTAACACTTCATATTTGCGTACATTACTTTCGTGTTCACTGAGATAAACGTCGTTATTAATAGTTAAGCCAGGCAAATGGGCCGGCATTACTTTATACAACACGTTAATGTGAGGATACTTACTAGCTAACGCTTCATAAGGATACATAAAATCACTTCCGCGCTTTTTTCAGATTTTCAATAAAGTTAATGATTTGTTGACGTTCTTCTTCCGGAGTATCGTCATCGATGTGGGCGGCTACTGTTTCAGCAGCTTCATTAGGAGCAGAAGAACTTGGGGCTTCATTAAAGAAATAGTCAATGCTTACATTAAATAGGTCAGCTACTTGTTTTAATGACGAAAGCCTTGGTTCATCAGTATCATGTTCCCATTTAGACAAGCGCCCTTTATTAAAATTCGTATTTTCATTTTGCTCATTAAGTGCATCAGCCATTTCTTGCAAAGTCATTTTATGAGCAGTTCTTAAATCTTTTAACTTGCTTCCTAAAGACATTTTCTACACCTCTCAATGGCTTAATTATAGTATTTTTGTTTCCTTTTAGCAACTTATTTTGAGAAAATCCAACAAAAGTTGTTGACAACGCAACACGGAGAATGTAAGATAAGATTCGTAATCAAGTTGCGAATGCGCAACACAAGAAAAGAGATGATTTTATGGTAAGAGAAAAAGCCGAACCGTACTTCGGCTTGATGATTGAAATGAAAAAACAAAAAAGAACTCAATCAGAATTAGCCAAGATTATCAATGTTAATAGAAGTACTTTTAACCAAAAACTCAACCGAATTAATGGAAAAGATTTCTATTATTCTGAGGCTCAATTAATCGCTAAAGAATTAAATATTCACGTTAGCGATTTTTCTTAGAACTATAAGTTGCGAAAAGAACAACTAACTACAAAGAGGAGTGATGACTAATGATGGCTAATGGTTGGAAAACACCAGAGGAAATTTGCCAAGATTACCACATTACGATGGCAACATTTTACAACCGTCGTGATGAATGTCTTAGTAATCCTGATTATCGGGATGCAGTTATTCGCGACGGTGGTAAAAGGACATACGTTGATGAAAACCTTTGGCAAAAGTTTCTTCGTTATCGAAGCGAACAATATCGAATTAGACAATTAGACCCACATTTAAAGGAGGTGAGGTAAATGCAATTTCTTAAAGGAATTTTTTACGTTGGCTGTGGTTGTTTAATGACAATCTTCTACCGCGAAGGCATGGAAGTAGCAATGAGCTGGACGTTCATGATTTGGTTGCCATTCATTGCTCACGATTTGGCAGAAACTATTACACCATACCCAACTAAAAAAGCTACCGGTGCTGGAGACACCGATAGCAACAAAGAAAACAATTAAATTTTCAAGGAGAAGTATAACACATGGAAAGTAATCATTTAAATAAGTTTAACAGCATGATTGCCGATAAAGCGACCGTAATCGGTAATTTAAGTCGGCAATACAGCAAAGCGTCCACACCAGAAGAATTAATGTGGTGTGCAATTCAGATGCAGAATCACGCTAATGCTTTACGGGTAATTACTGAACGATTAGGAACCGACACTAAGAATACTTACGGGAGTGACCATCATGAAGGATAAGAAGAAGTTAAAAGAAATCAAAAAGATTATTGGTGATGACTATGACGATGTAGTTGTGTTTGCTGCTAAGGGTGACGATGATTTTAATAAGCGGGAATCATTATCTCTTTATGACAGTGATTCGGGAACATTAGCCGCAATGATTTGCAACTATTTAGAAGCCGATCCAGTCGCAACGGCAATTGTTAAAGAAGTAGTCCCACACTTGGATAGCGATCCACTCACTAGTGCCATGTTTAATTTGTCTTTCGGAGGTAACCATCATGAGTAATTTATTTGAACTTAACGACCAGTTTCGAGAATTATCTCAACGAGACGACTTAGACCCCACAGTCCTGAAAGATACGTTAGACGCAATTGATGATACCCGAAAGGATAAGTTAGAAAATCTTGCAACCTGGGCAGACCAACTAAAGTCTGAAATTAATTTTATTGAAGACAAGCAACGAACTTGGCGTGATGAACTATCTTATCGCAAGAACAAGCTAGCATGGATTAAGCAATATATGACAGATGTTCTTGATGATGCCGGAATTAAACGATTCGATACAGAAAATCATTTGCTTAGTGTTCGGAACTTCAAAGCTTCAGTTGTTGTTGACGATGGTAAGAAACTTCCGCCGGCTTTTGTTGAAACTAAAACCACTTCTGCACCTGACAAGACAGCTATTTACAAGGCAATTAAAGCTGGTCAAGAAGTGCCAGGAGCACACTTGAAAAATAACCGGAACACGGTGATTAAGTGATGTTTAAGCTTCGTGATTATCAACAAGAAACAGTTGATAACATTTACCAATCCATGAAGCAAGGCAATCGCCGGATTATTGTTCAGCAACCACCACGTACGGGAAAAACAGTCATCATGGCTGAAATAGCGAGGAAGACTACCAGTAAAGGTAATCGGATCATGTTCATCATTCACCGGAAGGAAGTTCTAGCCCAAGCCAAGGCAACTTTTGAACAGCAGAACGTAAATATGAATCTTGCCACAATGGGAATGATTCAAACATTAACTAGGCGAGTAAATAAATTAGCTGAACCGCAATTGATTCTAATTGATGAAGCTCACCATGCGCTATCTCAAAGTTACCGACGAATCATTGACGCTTTCCCGAACGCTTATATTCTGTACTTCACAGCTACCCCAATTAGAACTGGTCATGACCAGCTTGACCAGATTGCTGATGACATCATTGTTGGTAAATCAATTAAATGGCTAACTCAACATCACTTCTTAGCACCATTTCATTATTACGGATTGGGTGATATTGACCGCTCAAAGCTACGTAAGCAAAACGGTGATTATTCAAGCCAAAGTATGGATGAAGCAATTAGCCATCAGATTTATGGTCATATCGTTCAGCAATACCAACGGTTAGCTAATGGCAAACAGGCAGTAGTTTATTGCCACTCAATTGAGAGTGCCAAAAAGGTTACTGAACAATTTACGCAAGCTGGCATTACCGCCGCTGAAATTGATGGTGATACCGATGCTAAAGCCCGTGACCAATTAGTACAGAAATTCCGTGACCAGCGATTAACTATTCTTGCTAATGTGAATCTCTTTACTGAAGGGGTCGATTTGCCAAACGTTGATTGCGTTATTATGGCCCGACCAACTAGTTCATTAGCGTTGTACTTACAGTTTTCAATGCGCTGTTTGAATCCACGGAAAGGTAAAACAGCAGTGATTATTGACCACGTTGATAACTTCCTTAACTTTGGCTTGCCAAGCAGTGACCGTAATTGGTCAGAAGCTATTGTCACGAAAGATAAGCGAAAAGCTAAGTCAAACACAGACAATGGGCCGGCTATTGCTCAATGTAATTACTGCTTCGGTACATTCTATCGGGATCAAGTGAAGGACAATTGTTGTCCGTTGTGTGGTCATGAACTCCGAGAAGAGAATAAGGACTACAAAATCGTTAACGTCGATTTACAAGAAATCAAAGAAAATCAAGCGGTAGAACATCGCAAGAAAATGATTCAACAAATTCTTAATGACCAAGTGATGGCAAACGTTGCCGATAAATCACCAGGGCAATTACACACCCTTAAAGAGTTACAAGCCTACGCCAAGCTGCATAACTATTCAGCAGGTTGGGCATGGCACCAATTTAATAACAGGAGGAAAAAGAAATGGTAATTCAACTACCTAAAGATGAAAAACTACAACCAAAGACGCAACCCCACAACTTTTTCATTTGGGGTAAAACGATGAGCGGAAAGTCATACTTCGCTAGTTTCTTTCCACACCCATTAGTTCTAAATACTGATGGAAATAGTGAGCAAGGGACAGCACCAAGTATTCAAATCAGAAACATTCGTGATGAAGATGGCAAGCTGAAGCAATCTTCAATTCAACAACTAGACGATGTGATTACTGCACTATCACAAAAGAACACCTTTCAAACACTGGTTGTTGATGTGATTGATGATATTTGCGTAATGCTGGAACAAGCGATTTGCATTGATAACGGTGTACAAGCTCTTAGTGATATTCCGTACGGAAAAGGATATGCCATTTTTAATACCGTTCTGCAACAATTTGTGATGGACTTAAAGGCATTGCCAATGAACATCATTTACATTAGTCGAGAGATTTCAGTAGGTGGAGATGATGGGTCAACACCAGAACCAATGCCGTCACTGAAAGCAAAATACTACAACATCGTTAACGGAAACTGTGACCTAGTAATTCATACACAGAAATTCGGTAAAGATACTTACACCCGGACAATCACTGACCGCCGGACTAAGTATGAAGCTAAGAACATTACTGACCCACGAATCAAGCAATTACTAGAATCATGTGATGGCATGTTTGAAAAATAATTTAGGAGGAATTTAATTATGGGACTACAAGATGCATTTGCAGCAGCAACTAAGGATTGGGACGCAAAGAAGGACAGTGCTAATCAATCAGATTTGATTCCAGCTGGTACTTACCAAGTGATGTTAGATAAGACTGATCACCCTGTATACAAGTCGGGTTGGGACTGTTTACGGTTCTCAATGCAAGTTATCAAGGGAAAATATGCCAGCCGTAAGGAACAATTACGAATTAGCTTAGCTACGAAGACGACTAAGGGTAAGCCAATGCCAGACTTTGTTGTTAGCCGGAACATTCGGACTATCTCTAAGATTGCGGCAATGGTGGGCTTGACTGTCACTCCGGCCATGTTCCCGGATAATGAGACGGACGCTTACGAGAAGCTGGTCGACGCGTTTAAGCCATACGAAGGCAAGACTTTAGAAATGACTATTACGGTTACCCCTAACAAGAAGGATCCAGATAACCCTTACCGTAACTATGACTTTGGACCAGGAATTAAGGTTGAAGAACCAGTTGCTAAGGAAGAACCAGTAGCAGATAGCGATAGTGACGCTGAACCAACCATTGACGATGATGATTTGCCATTCTAACTAAAGGATGTGAACGGGATGCAAAGCCTAGTTAATTACGCTAAACAATACGCAGAACATGGTTTTAGTGTGATCCCAACTGTCAATAAACGTCCGTTAATTAAGTTTGCTGACCGTGAGCCTTTAACCGTTGATGAAATTACTAAATTTTGGCGAACTCATCCTTACGCTAACATTGCTCTGAAAACTGAACAGTTCTTTGTGATTGATGTTGACCGTCATGAAGACGGGGATGATGGGACTAAAGCAATTAAAGAATTAAACCATGCCGTTTGGTTCAATACTCTATGCCAAAAGACTGCCCACAATGGTTATCAATTTTTCTTTAAGAAACCAGCTGAGAGAATCAGTCAAAACATCGGTTTCTTACCGGGAGTGGATATTAAGGCTCATCCGAATAATTACGTAGTGGTAGCTCCCTCAGTTATTGACGATAAAGCTTATAAATGGCTTAACCACAAACCAATGATTGAACCGGCAGAAGAATTAATCCAGCTAATTGAAGAAAAAGGTAAGCCACAGATTAGTAACAAACAGATTGAACGGTACCACCCGAAAGGTAAGACACAGACTTCCGAATTATTTAGTCAGATTGCTAACGGGCTGGGACCAACGGGTGGCCGAAACAACGCCTTGGCTTCTTTTGCTGGTGGATTATTATTTCGGAATGTTGAACCAGAAATAGTCTTAGAATTAGCCAGAATTGCTAACAGTCGGACTGAATATAGTCTGACAGATAACGAAGTGGTCACAACGGTTAACAGCATGATAAAAAAAGAAATCAGGAGAAGAGGTGAAACGGTTGAGTGAAAAAAATGACAAGGTAGTGCCATTTGATAAAAAGAACGCGGAAAAACTTAGCAAGTTGACCAGTAAAGAAGAAAATAACTGGGGCTTCAAGGTTGATAAATACGGTCGACCAAAAAGCAATAGTTTAGTGAACATTGAAATTATTTTGGAAAGAGATCCGATCTTAAAAGATACTTTCCAATTCAATGAGTTCACGACTGAAATTGATGTCGTGAAGTCTAACAGTAAATTGATGTTCAAAACAGGTCAGCTAGTCGATGCTTACGTTGACCAAATTGCTTCATACATTGAAGATAATGCTGATTATGGGGTGCTATTTGATAATAAGAAAATTCGTAGTGCCATTACAGTTGTGGCAATGCGTCATCGTTACAATCCGGTTCTTGATTACTTTGATGATGCTTATAAGAACTGGGATCACAAACAAAGATTAAACCATATCATGGGCGATTATTTGGGCGTTGAAGAAAACACTGTTACACAGTTAATTACTAAATTATTCTTTGTTGGTGCAGTGGCTAAAGCTCACAATTCCAAGACTAAGTTTGATTTCGTCTTAGATTTAGTTGGTGGTCAGGGAGCCGGAAAAACAACATTCTTACAAAAGATTGCCCCGTTAGGTTATTACACGGACCAGTTCTCAACTTTTGATAACAAAGATGATTATGCGGTTATGCGTCGGGCATTAATTATTAATGATGATGAAATGACAGCCACCAACAATGCGAGTTTTGAAATTCTGAAGAAGTTTATTACTTTGCAGGAATTTGAATACCGAAAACCATATGGTCACCAAGCGGAACGATTCGCGAAGAACTTCGTCATGGCCCGAACAACCAATGAACTGTACTACTTGAAGGATAAAACCGGTGAACGGCGATTCTTACCGCTTCACGTTAGCAAAGCCCGGCAGAAACACCATCCAGTGACGGATTTAACGGATGATTACGTCAAACAGTGCTGGGGTGAAGCTATGCAATTGTACAAGGACGGCTTCAGTTTCGCCTTAACCAACGAGCAGGGAGAAGAATTAGACGAACATCGTCAAAACTTCATGTACACCGACGAGCTGGAAGACAAGATTGATGAAGCACTGAATAACCAGTTTAAGGGTCAAGATTTCATCACTAATGAAGCTTTATCGTTAGCGGTCGCCCCAGGAATTGACTTAGTAAAAAATCGCAAAATTGGAAATCAAGTCTCAAATATCATGGTTAATCGGTTCGGTTTTAGGAAAAAGCGAAAAACAATTAATGGTGAAACTAAAAGAGGATACGCAAGAAGTGACGATAAATGACACTAAATGACGGTAAAAACACTCTACCGTCATTGCAATAAACGTTGATGTATCAATGCTTATAGTCGATTCAATGACGCTATGACAGTATATTTATAAAAAAATATATGTAGTAGGTATATACAGAGAAAGCGCCAGAAAAGTTTTTGGCAAAAATGTGAGAAATAGCGTCATTAGATTCTTTGAAATATTGATATACCAACCATAGGTAGAATGACGGTAAACAAAAAATAGCGTCATCTACCGTCACCTCCAGGAGGGAAAACAATATGCAAAAGATTGAATTTAACGCTGATGTTGACAGTTTCAAGAACGATAACAAGGACATCACAACCATTACGCTAAAAGCATTGGGTAAAGATGTGAGTTTGAACCAATTACGTGAGATGAAAGAAACAGCTTCAATTCACGTGATTATTGAAAGCAACCAGACGGAGTTGATTGATAAATGATAAGAATAAACACGATTGGTGGGAATACTTATAACTACAAGGGCAGTTATCAAGATATTCAACGAGCATTACGTGACATTGGTTGTAACTACCTGGTTGGTCATAATCGAAGCAATAACCGCGTAATCATCCCTCGAGCTTCAATTGATAGTGTCGAAGAAGTGGAGTTGAACTAATGATGAACAATAGAGAATTATTTTATCGGCTGTTCAAGTTAGATGCAGATAGTAATGGTGTTCACGTATCAACTAAAGTAACTGGTCGAAAAAGAACGCTCACCATTACAACACTATATCCAGACCCTGATGTGTTAACCGAGGTCTGCAAATTATGTGAGGAGTGGATTAATCCGTATGAATAGTGAAAAACATTACTGGGCAATCAGTAAGCAACAGCAAAGAAAACAAAATCGTAAAAATCTGGACTATTTAGGTATCTTACGAAAACCACGTTGGCGTCAAGTATTAAAAGCTGAAGGACTAAAGGACAATCCGTTTGCCAACTATTACTATCATGTTGGTTTAAACGTTGCCATGTTAAAAATCGCTAAGTCTATTAAAAAGATTGGCGTGAGTAAGGGTGAATTAAAATCATTGGCTGATGTTTATGATTTCAATTTTAAGGATGGTAATTAGCCAATGACCGCTGAACATAAAATTCAGAATGATATTCGAGTGGCACTGTCAAAACATCATTGTACAGTGTTTCGGGTGAACGTCGGTAACGTTCGTACTTCGGATGGTCGTTTCTTCAGCGCTGGGGTGCCTTCAGGACATCCTGATCTTTACGGTTTCCGGTGGTCAGACCAGCGAGTGTTTTACATCGAAGTGAAGAATGAGAAAGGAAAGCCACGCCAAGACCAGATTCAATTTCATCACATGTTAACTCAGCATGGTGTAATTCATGGAATTGCCCGGTCGGCTGAGGACGCAGTGAAGATTGTTAGAGAAAAGCTGGTTGGCTACGGGTTTGATAAATATGACAGATAAAGAAATAATGAATCGGTTCCTGTTTGGCGGTCGGGTGACTTATCAGGGTAAACACTATCATGTTTTAGAGGTTAACCATCTGAAAAATACTTACACTTTGGAATTGCAACACACTTCAGAACGGGTAACTGATGTTAAGGCAAGTGAATGTGAACCCTATGATTAAGCATTATTACCGCCGAGTATTCGTTGACGCAGAACGATTTAACGGCACTGATGAGCAGTTAAACCGTTATGGAATTACTAAACGGCTAAGAAAACAGCTTGAATTTTATTTAGCCGGTCAACGACTACACCTAGGAGATTGGCTAGTAAAAAAACGCTGGTCAAATGAGCCAGTGCAGATTGTAAGTAACTATGAATTTAAGTTGAGGTATCGAAATGAAAATTGATGAATATATTGAAGGACTAGAAAACAACGGATTTGAGGTATATGAAGATAACACTAATGGCGATGTTATTAAACTAATAGTTTGGTATGGTGATTTTAAAATTGCTCGCGTTATTCTTGGAAATAATGTGAGAAATCTAAAATTAGATGGTGATACTAACCTTCCCTTACAAAAACTAATCGATTTTCTTATGAGAACTAAATCATTAATTGATACACCTGATGACGTCCTATTTACTGAACCAAAGTATCGAGTACGGTTAGTTGGCTTTAATTCTCAAAATGGCAAACAGTATTTAACTACTGAATATGACGATGTTAACCCGCTGGGGCATAAATTCTTTGCTTGTGCTCCTCATAAAGGATTAAAGCAAGAATTTACATTGGATGAATTAACTGCAATTGCTAATAAGAATGAATTTAAGGCTGTACCTTGGATCCAAGATTTGCTACGTAATACCGAACTGGTGGAGGATGAGTAATGAGAAAACGTGTGTTAGCTATATCGTCGTTGGCATTGATACCACTTTTTCTTTCGGGCTGTAATATGAATCAGAAGTATATGTCAGCAACAACTGCCACTAATTAGGCAGATACAGGGAAATTTAAGACTGTAACGGTAACTAATGATCGTGACCAAAAGACCGTTTATCACAATGTAACTGTCTATCCTTACAACAACGGTGGTAATGATTCGACAGGTGGTCGATTAGAAGTTCGCCATAACGGAACCGTTACAGTTGTACCAAACAATGCACAAGTAGATTTACGCAAATAAAGATAGGAGGTTTATTAATGCCACCAAAGATAGTTGTCGCGATGGTTTGGACCGGGTTATGCATATTTTTTCTAATTGCATTATTCGATTGGTATTCATCAGCTATTAAGATTAAACCGAGATGGCTTCGATGGATAGCGTATTTATTACCGGTAGTGATATTTGCCGGATATATGGTTTGGGGTGATTAACTAATGCTACACGAATACAAAAAGAAAACGACCATCAAAGCTGAACAGTTTGATGGTTCTAATGAGATGATAGAAAAATATGGACTTCAAGAATTCGGCTGGAAAGGTTTTATTAAAGTACCTAATTCTAAAAAGAATTTTTCATTCGATGCCCCCATGATTCTTGAAAAAGGCGACTGGTTTATAGAAAACGACAAAGGCGAGATTGATGTTTTATCAGATGAGTTTTTCCGCAGGAATTACGAGAGGTGCGACTGATGAATGATGTAATGAATGATTTTGATCAGCTTTTGGCCCTTGCGCTTACTTCTGTTTTAGCGATTCAGATATATGTCAGCAATGACAAAATTGAAAGCAAAAGTTGGAGAATAGCCGCTAATGTTATTCCAGTATTTGTAATGATAGGAGTTATTTTATTTATGGGGTTTGGAAAATGAAATTAACTAGAATAGTGGCCCGCATGGATAGTGGCGTAGAATTTTGCAATGCTTACGATAAACCAGAAGTTACTGAACAAAACTTAAAGGATATTAATTCCGAAGTTGAGCGATGTTGCGCCAATGGTTTTGATTTCTTACTAACAGATATAGGATTACTCTGCATCTCTAAAATCGAATCATTTTATATTGAAACAAAGGAGTTTGACGATGACTAAACAAATTATTCAGAACGCTTATCCGGTCGATAATTATGTGTATGAATTAAAATTTCAACATTATAGCAAGTTCTATCAAAATGTTGAGGATGCGTTTGACGCAAAACTCCATAGTTCAGAACACCCAATGATAATTCGTCATCCGTTGAATTTCACTAGTCTGTTTTATGGGGCTGCTGAAAGTGCTTCGTTAAGAAATGAAAATCACATGATGGACAATGATTATTTAATTGATATAAATTCTGATAATATTGAACCCAAGCACGCTAAATTGAAGGAAAATCTTTTAGCCATGTTTCGGGGAACAATTTACGGAATAGCGCTAATATCAATATTCAATTTTATTTATCAAATATTTTTCTAGGAGTGATGCATTCATGAAACCAGATTATTACAAAGGGACCGATGGCAAAGATTTATTTGACCGATTTGAAGCTGGACTACTGACAGTAGATCAGGTCCGGGGCTTTTATACCGGAAACATTGTTAAGTATTTAACCCGTTATCAAAAGAAGAATGGCTTGGAAGACTTAGATAAAGCCGAAACTTATTTATCTCGGTTAAAGTCGTTTGAAACAGCACATTTAGGAGGTGTTCAGCATGACCTCCAAAAAGATCCCGCTGACCCAAAAGTTTGAAGTTACTAAACACTTAGATAATTTAGAACGACGATATGGAATTGAATATTTTAAGAGTTCAAAGCCGTTAGAAGA